CGTGCCTCTCCGCTCGGAGCCACGCCCAGGAGCCCGCGGCTGCGCGCAGGATGAGCAAGTAGCGTCCGGGGGGCAGGGGCGCGGGCGTCTGCGCAGAGACGGCACTCAGGGCGAGCACGGTGGCTCGACCGAGGTCACGTCGGTAGAAGTCGAGAAGATCATCTCCACGAGCGGCCATGAGAATCCTCCGTCTCTGCGCGAGACCTACGAATCAGTTCAGCCCTCGGGGTAGAGAGCCGCGTTGAGCTTCGCCTTCATGTCGCCGAGCTTCATGTCCTCGGTGACGCCTTCGACACTGTACTCCGCGGCGATCCGCAGAGCCTCAGCCTTCGTGCGGATACCGTCGATGTCCGGCCCCTCCTCGGAGTCCTCCTCGGAGTCCTCTTCGGAGTCCTCCTCCGCGTCGTCGCTGGCGGGCCCCCCGGTGCCCTCAGGAGCCGCGGGAGCGGTCGGAGGTGCCGGAGACGGCTCGGGAGCGGCCGGAGCCGTCACGGGCCTGCGGGAGACCGTCGCGATGCCGTCCGAGCGGACTTCGCCGATCGAGCCTGCGATGCGCCATCCGGGAGTCGAGCCGAGGAGCTTCGCGTCCTCGTCGCTGATGTCGGCGAGCACGCCGTCGCCGTCGGTCTGCACGATCTTGCCGCTGCGCAATCGGATTTGCGTCCACGGCAGATTCTTGTTCTGAATACGAGCCATGATTTCCTCCTACGAACGTGAAAGGCGAGCGAGCCGTAGCCCGCTCGCCTTTCGAGCCTAGCTCATGTCGTCACGTCAGGGGACGATGGACGACGGGAGCGAGCCGGGGAGGCGACCGACGTTCTTGAACACGATGTTCTTCGCGGGCGTGTACATCTTCACGCCGCCGTAGAGCACCTGGGCCCACCGGATGCTCGTGTCGATCGCGGCGAGCGGGATGCGCGTCATCGGGAGAAGCTGCGCCCACGAGAACGAGCGCGCGTTCTGCATGAGCATGAAGCCCTTCGACGTGCCGGGGATGTCCGCGTTGAGGTCGGTGACGACCTGCGTCGCGCCCGTGCGCGGGATTCGCACCATGAGGCGCGCATCCGCTGCCGCGCCACCGGGGGCCGTGCGGTAGACCTCGTAGAAAGTCGCGCTCGGGGGACCGCCGTCGGCGACAGTGAAGGTCACGCCATCGCCCGCGAGGACCGCAACCGCTGCCGTGTTCACGGGAACGGAGAGGCCGAAGCGATTGCCCGCGACGACGCGGTAGATGTAGGTGCCAGCGTCCGCAGTGGCGAACTGCGACGCGGGGTTCGCAGCAGCGACCGGAGCGACCGTGATGGTCGGCGCAGCAGCGCGCTTCGTGGTCGAGCCGAGGCCCGTAGCGAGTGCGGTCTGACCCTCAGTGATGAACACGTGGTCGTGCATCGAGACCTTGCCGTGCTGACCCTGGAACGCAGTGACCTGCGCGCCGAGCACACCCGGCTGAGGAGCGATGCCGAATCGCTGCCTGTCGTAGACCTGCTTCGCGAGGTCGGCGAAGGGGCCGGTGCCGAAGTAGCAGTCGGTCGCCATGCCGAAGTTGTCGCGGATCTGGAGCAGCGAGTCGTTCATGATCTCTTCGGTGATCGGTCCACCGCGGAGGTCGATGACGTTGTTCGGCGCGCCGACGGTGATGAGCCGTTCGAGACCGTCCACCTGCTCGGGGATGAGGGACGAGTCGCCGAAGAAGAGCGCGTTCTCCAACTGCTTCAGCAGTTCCATCGTCTTGTTCTGCGTCTCCATCGCGATCACGTTGCCGTGCGCGGCGCGGATCGTGTTCGCGACGTGGGTCACGCGACCGACCACGCCGAGGAACTTGATCTGCATGGTGATGCGCTCGTAGGTCGAATCCTCCTCCTCGGGGAGATCGCCTTCGGTCATCCAGCCGAGGTTGAAGCGACGCGAGCCGCCGCGACCGTAGCTCAGGAGACGGTTGAACTCCTCGACGGTGTTCGTCGCGGGGATCTTGCTGATCGTCTTGAACAGCTTGATCTCGTCCATCTCGTAGGTGAGCACCTTGAGGCTCGCCTCCAGGCTCTCGGTGCGGAGCGGGAAGCCTTCGCCGGGGACGACGGGCGGGGCGTTCACGTCCTGCCCTGCGTAGAGGGCCTTTCGGAGTGCGGCGATCTCGTCGGGGCTGCTCGACCCGAAGCCGCCGTAGTCGCGTGCGCTGACGAACGGGGGGGTGTTCATGGTGTGGTCTTTCTCTCTTCGGTTCGATGGATTCGGTCGGAATCACTTCCGACCGAGCCCGACAGGGTTCAGCGGTACGGCCGCGCCGTGTTGGCCTCGCTCGGGTTCTGACGGAGGAAGCTCTCGACGGCGTGGACCGTCTCGGGCGCGATGACGTTGCCGCCCTCGAACAGCGAGATGACCTCGGAGGTCTTCTGGCCGTTGATCTCGCGGATGCCCTTCTCCAGCGTCATGTAGGAGAGGGTGCCGAGGATCTCGCTCTTCTTGAGAGCCTGCGAACCAGGCCCACCGGCCTCGCCCGAGAAGCCCTTCGCGAGCGCTGCGGCGCGCTGGGGGCTCTGCACGCCCTTCGGGGCAGCCGGGGTCGCCTCGACGATTCCGAGCCGCACGCCGAGCGCGTGGATGATCGCCTGCTGGCTCTTCACGAGCTTGCCGGTCTGCCAGAGCGCCGCCGCCATCGCGCGGTTGACCTGCGCCTGCTCCTGACGACCGTCGCTGATGCCCTTGGCGAGCGAATCGATCTGGTCGGCGACACGCACGGTGACTGCCTCCAGGTACGCGGACACGTCGATCGCGTCGCCGATGTCCGGGTCCGCGCGCAGCGCGTCGATCGACTTCGACAGCGGCTCGCCACCACCGTTGCCGCTCTTCTTCGCCTTGCCGCGGAAGGGCGGCATCGGCGGGCCCATCTTGCCCGTGGGCTCGGGACGGTTGTGCGAGACGAACGAGCCGTCGGCGTCGCCCGCCATCTCGTCCTCGTCCTCGTCCTCCTCGTCCTCTTCGTCCTCGCCCTCGTCCTCGGCCTTGCCCGACATGAAGGCGGCGATCTGCGGCGCGCTGAAGCCCGCGGACGCGAGAGCCGACATCGCGGTCTCTCCCATCTTGCCGATCATCATGTCGTCGAGGCCGCCGATGTCGCCGCTGCCCGCGGCTCCGCCGCCGACCTTGCCGCGCTCGTCGTTGTGGCCGCTGTAGTCGCGGTTCACCGAGCCCCAATCCTTGCCCTTGCCCTTGACGAGATCGGTCGCGTCCGCCGCCTTCACGAGATCGTTCAGGCTGGCCTCCAGACCGCTCACGTCCACTTCGACGTTGCTTCCGCTCATGATTCTCTCTCCTCTTCAGGCGGCCGGATGCCACCGGATCGCATACTCGACCACGCGCTCTGCGAGCGCGCGCGACATCCCTGGCCGCATTGTCAGCAGGAAATCCACAGCCTCGGACTTGTTCATCCGCGACTTGACCTTCCGCTTCTTCTTCGCGTCCTTCGGGCTCGGGCGTGCGGGCTTCACGCCCTCCAGTGCCTCGGGCGCGAGCACGCTCGCGTCGGTGGTCGGTCCCGCAGGCGGACCTCCCATGCCGACCGCGAGAGACTTCGCGAGCACGTGGAGAGCGGTGTTCGTGTTGACCGGGCACTTCGTGATCGCGACCTCGCGCACGACTGCCTTGCGGACCTTCTTCGGATCGTCCGGGTCACGCTCGCCGATCGAGCCCTCGACGCTGAATCCGAGCTTGCGCCCGGAGCCCGAGCGCTGAAGCTCGGTCGCGAGATCCCAGATGCGATTCGCGCGGTCGGTCTTCAGCAGGTAGCCCTCGACGTACCAGCCCTTTCGACCGTCCGGCAGATGGCGAAGCTCGGCCGCCGTGGGGTAGCCGATCACGCTGTCGGTCGAGGACTCGTGATTGTCGTTGAACCAGCCGCCCTTCAGGAACGGGCTGAAGTCGAGGCCCTCCTGAAGAAGCACCTCGCTCTGGCGATCGAGATGGTCGGTGGACACGATGCCGCCGATTCGGCGCTCGGTCCCTTCGGGGCCCGCCTTCTCGAACACCTCGACATCGAAGTCGAACTCGAATGTGCGATGGGTCATCGTCGCCAGCGCGATCCGGCCCGAAATGCAAAAGGCGACTGAGGGATTTCTCCTTCAGTCGCCTCTCGTGCTCCGCAGGGGAGCAGGCCAACGCCCAAGGTGTGTCACGAATCAGCGGCCAGCGTCAAGTACGCCGGAGCAGCAGCCTTGGTTGCTCCGACTTGCGGATCTCGAACGGACCCTCTGCGAGCACGAGCGGAAGCAGAATCGCTCCCTTGCACGAGTCGCAGTTCGTCTCGACCTGCACAGCACCGTTCGCGCCCTTGCGGAGCACGAGCACGTTGAGGCGCGCCTTCAGTCGAGAGTCGCCGCTCGACTTGAAGATGCTCGCTCCGCAGTGGGGACACTGCATCACGGGCTCGCAGGAATCACCACGCCGAGAGCACGCGCGTACGGGATCATGTCGGTGGGCACGGGCATGCCGTGCGCGATCGAGGCTCGGAAGACCGCGCGCCACATCCGCTGCATGTCGGAGGGCGCGTGGAACCCGCGCAGCACGGGGTCGTAGTTGCGGAGCCAGTTCATGCGCTTGAACGCGAGATCACCGCTCGTGATCTTCTCGAACGCCTCCAGGTCGATTGCGCCCTGAGGTGCTCCTCCGAACGGACCTCCGAACATCGAGACCGGATCGATCTGCTTCCCGAGCAACGGCATCTCACGCCTCCCCGCGCGACAGGCGCGCTGGAATGAAGAATCGAGTGTGGCCTTCGGACTTCTTCGTCGTCTTCGCGGGCTTCGCCGCAGGCTTCGGCTTCGTCGCGGCTGCGGCTCGCTTCGCGCGCTGCGCCTTCTCCCTCTCGATCTCCTCGGGCATGATCGAGAAGCTCCTGATGCTCGCGCGCGGCGTGACGAGGAAGTCGTAATCGGTCTTCACCGGCTGCGCGCTCTGGAACGTCTTCATCGCCTTCTCGTAGGGGACCATCTTCATGCGCCCCTGCGTGAGAATGCTGCGCTCCGCGCTCGTCGGAGATTCGACCGTCCACTTGCCGGTGGGCACCTGGACGACGGTCTTCTTCCCCGTCATCGGGTCTTCGACCTTGATCGACTGAAACTCGGGCACGTCACACGAGGTCGTGAGTCGCTTCACGTCCACGAGGTACATGCGGGCTCGGAGGATTCGCTGCTCGAACGGCGTGAGGTGCTTGCGCACGATCTCGTTCGTGATGTCCGACTCCTGGATGGCCGTGGGTCGGATGTAGTTGCCTGGTCCGGTGGGCAGGTCGGGATCGGGCGTCATGCCTGCCTGCCGGAGATGCGCTGAGACCTCGGGGCGGACCTTCGCGATCTTCTCCATCGCCCGGCGACTGAAGATCGCCTCGACAATCTGCTCGGGAGACCCGCGCTCCAGGTTCAGAAGCTCCGAGCGCTCGGACTCGTCGAGCGCCTCGATCACGTCCTGCACCGCTTGGAGAGAAGATTCGGGCCCGTACTCCTTCAGCCCGGTCTGCTTCTCCATCTCGGAGAGCTTCTCGTCGATCTTGTTGATGTACTTCTTC